AACATTTTTAGCCATTAATTCAAACATACTATCCGTCTTTTCATCAATTCTATCCCGAAGCGTATCAAGTTTTTTAAGGTGTTGAACAATTTTATCCGGCAAAGATACCTTCCAATCCTGTTTCCGGGCGTTGTGCTTCTGCTTCTGCCTGTTTGCTTTGGTCCACTCTTTCCATAAGTGCTTTTAAATCTTCTTCTGTTATGTCTGGGTTATAATGCTTAATCAAATCCTCGCGGCTCATTAATCCTTTGTCCATCATCCATTCCAGATGAGTTCTGGTTTCGTCAGGCGATTGAGGAAACTCTACCTCTGCGAAATCTACCGCATAATTTTCGCCCATATCTTTATTCGTATGAACGCGAATAATCTCGCGATCCACTTCATACCTTTCATGTTCCCAATCCTTCCATTTAGGTATATCTGATATTCTTGATTCTAAATTCTCTATTTCAAGTAAACGCAATGCCGTCCCACTTGGCGGATTACCTGATTCATCCCACCTGATACGCAAATGATTGTTTACCGCTGCTTGATTGGCAAAGCCTTTAACGACTTCCATCATATCTTTTAACGATCCGGGATTTCCCACGAATGAGAATGTTGCACCTTCAGGGAGTAACAGTACACGGTCTATTCCCAGTTTCATCTTGGTTGCTTCCTCGATACCCGTTGCTACCGGCTGCCCAAAAGAAAAGCGTTCAGCCAGGGCAATTTCAGTATTAGCAATCCCGATCTGTATAGCAGCACGGATAACATCACTTGCACTTGTACTATAATCGACAAAAGTAACCGGCAGACACGAATAAGGGTTGATATTGTCATCATTCACTTTAATTGTGCGCCCCGCTTGATCGAATTTTAGGTGAATACCAGGTTCTCCATCTCTTTCCATAGACCAGAATACATAGATACGATTCTTCTTATGATCCCTTCCAACCTCATACGATACGCCAAACGGTTCAGATTCTCCTTGAAGATAGTATCTTTTAAAATGTGGAATAATATCATATTCGATCCTGTCTTTTCCCCATCGACTTCGGATCGCTCCTGATCCAGTAAGCCAAGACACTTCATTAAATTCCCTTGCTTTAGAATCCAAATGATGAACTGTATCCTTATAATCGTCTGCCTGTTCGCCGTTTATCATACGCTTCGGTGCGTTTTTGTAGATCATATTCCTTGCTCTTGCAAACCGGGGAACAACCTTCTGCGGGAATACCGGGACTTGTTGTAGTGTAGAAGTTGAAAACCATTGTTCGATATGTGTGTCCACGTTCTTGTGATAATAGAAATCCAAAGCAGTTGCACGTTCAGCGTTTTCCTTTTCTTCCAATCCCTTTTGTGCGCGGCGTATTGAATCAAGTACAATATCTTCAGAATAACTTGGAAGGACAACATCGTTTACGGACATCATGCTTCGAACATCCAATCTTGGTATAAGTCAGGTCGCAACTGTGCGTTGCGTAAAATCTTTTTCATATTTCTTAAGTCCTTTTTTTGCATCCACATTCCGTATATCCACATACTTATAAACAGAAGATTGAACATTACCGATGCACCCAGAATGAACGCTACCATATAACGGACTCCCCAATACGGCGAATTATAGGCCATTTATATTCGATTGCATAGGAACAGGCATCAAGCGCGTGTGTTAATTCGATATTAGATTTATCGATCCCGCCCTTCTTGTCCCGTTGTACTTGCTCTAAATCTTTTATGAGATACTTACATTTCGGATCAATGGTCATAGTTACATCCCCATTAGCATTAACCAACTTCCGATTCAATGCGTTCAGCCGATCAATATGCGATGGATGGGATTTCTTTGCCCGGACTGCATAACCATAATCACGAAGTATTGAATGATCGCTGCGGTGTGAAGTTGTTGATCTGGCACTACCGGCCGGGTCCGGATATATCGTGGTAACTTCAGGCCAATTCTTTCGCATAGCCTTTGACATTGCTTCCGTATTAGAATTGGATTGTCTTATCTCATCATAATAATGAACCGTTCCATCGGTGTATTCACAAGCAAGGACGGCAGTCATATAATCGACATTCATGTCCATCCCGATCCATTTAGTCGGTGCAATATCTTCTGCCTTCTTTAGATGTATCTCACGATCAAAGTTATAAGCAGCGCGATTGCCTGTGGTTTCAAACGATCCTTCCATTTCCTGACGGTATAATCTTCCGTCCATATTAGATCGGATACGTTTGATTTCATCTTTTTCAACGAACCCGCCTTCAACTGTCTTAAACTGCCAGGACTTCCAATCGGTATCGGATTGCCCCTTTAGATACAGATCATACATTGCGTTATATCCAGACGGTGTTCCGATGAACATGGCTTGGCCTTTGGATGTGGCTAACATTGGCAGTATGATTTCTTCCCAGACATAAGGCTTGAAGTAAGCGTATTCATCCAGGATAACTTTGTTGATTCCCGCACCTCTTAATGAGTCCTCATTGTCAGCACCCTTTATACATATCTCTGCCCCATTAGATAAAATAACCGATAACCCTGATTCGTTGATCTTGGCTTCCGAATGATGACGAAAGAGTCGTTTCAATACCGGCCACGCGATCATCTTCCCCTGGCGATAGGTCGGTGCTATGTACCATAGGGAATTGTTCTCCATAATTTCTTCCGAAAGCAGCCACATTATAGCAAGGTGAGTTTTTCCCCATCTTCGCCCCGCCACGATTACCTTGAACCGATGCGGATCGTTTATTATTTCCTTGCGTACTGCGTTTCTTTGCCACTTCAATCTTCAAAATCAAACACCTTGATAGGATCAGTCTTAACCGTTGTTTCCCTAAATTCAGTAGGTTTGCCTTCCACTCGGTTCATGTATATTTCGGCAGCCTTTAACGATCCATTCTCTGCCATCTTTAAAATCTTATCTAAAATCTTTTCTTTCCTGGTCTTGCCTTTGCCATCTTTTACTTCAGCAAGTTCTTTGAATAGGTCCGCCATTGCACCGTGTCGCCCATTAGGATTAGCATTGTTGTTTGCCTTGAATTGTGTTTCAATATTCCCAGAATATCCTTTGGCGAACTGCCCGTTAGTTCTCCGATTTACCTCCGTTTTATCCATTATCAACTAACGCCATTACTAAAGGATGATCTATTTTGTCCATCAAATCTTTTACTTTGTGGGAGTCTATTTCATACACATCGAATTCCAACCTCCAAGTATGCGTTGTTTTGAGATTTTTGATGCCAACCAGTTCCACATTGAGCGCAACGCCTTCATCTTTTGCCATATTTTGCTTTTGATGTTACACGTTTGACTTGTCTTTCACGGCGAGTTGCGGCGGCACGGGTACGGAATGTGCCTAACCGGCGATTGCCAGTTTTTGAATAAAGGATATATTTATTTCCTTGTTTTCGTATCATCTAATCGATTAGAGGTACGCCCATCTTTCCTGTTTTCCGGCTAATTAATGTCCGACTTTACGGACGGTCCGGGTAGGGCAACGGGATACCCCTCTACTATATATAGGCTAAACGTGTATAGTTTTTGACGTTATTCGTTGATTTTTTTTTGTGTTTTTTTACACGCTGCGGAGAATGTGCGGCTAATTGTCGAAGGGTCTTTGCCTTGAAGGTCTGCAATCGCAGCAAATGAAAAACGTTGTACCAAGTGCATATAAAATACATCTTTTTGGTTCTGTGTCATCATTTTCCACGCCTTTTCAGTTGCAATTGCGAATCTCATTTCATCTGAATCGTATTGATCCCGGTGAAAATGGTATTCAGCCGCAAGAACGGTAACATTCAATCGTTTTAACTTTAGTTCTACTTGTTCCGCCGCTTCTAAATTGTAACCCTGATCCATTACTTATTATTTTCAAACGATTCTGGAAAGTATTTTTTCAGTCTTTTTTCATCTTTTTTATTAGCAACTCTTTCAACAATCAATCCTTCCCTTGTTCTTATTCGTTTATAATAGGGAAATTTCAATTCCTTGTGAATTTTTGATTTTATTTTCTTATTCATAATTAATTGCCTGAATATGTGAAGGTTACACATTAGATAATTGTATTTGTTTCTTTTCTGGCATCCTTGCGTTCCCTTCGTTTCTTGGATTTGTATTCGGCAATGCTCTTTCGTTTAAGCATCTTTGCACGTTTTCTTTGTTTTGCTTTTCTATTTGGCATAATTCTTTCCGGGATTAGGCAAGTAATCAGCCCTTTGCCATGTCGATTATCACTTTTCAACCCCGAAAAACTTTGCGATCTCAACAACCGCCCTTAAATTTCCGATCTTATTGTTTCCCCACTTCTGGATATGTTGATGAATCATTCCCAATATCTTCTGAAGATTTAATTTTTCTTTTTTTAATTCTTCGATTTCTTCATTCAAAGCACCGATTTCGGCAATCATTCCATCATAATCTTTTTGCTTTAGTATCTTCATTTTGCTACACTTCTCATATTTGTATCGTCCTGGTTGACGTTTTTCTTGCCCCGAATGTAAGGAGTCTTGCAGCCTTGACATCTATACACAGGGAATTTATTAGCCGTTGTGAAATAGACTGAATCGGTTTCGTCTAAATATTCGCAACCGCAATTCGGGCAAACGTCCATATCTACCAATACACCCAGATTCGGATGATTCTTGATATAAGGACGAAGTTTTAAATATACTTGTTCCAATCCCATTACATCGTGTCGGTTATATTCTTCCATTTTATTTAATTGCTTTTGGCATCCATGAATACAATCCACCCAAAGTTGGAAATTCGTTTCAAGTTTTTGTTTTAATTTGAGATGTTTGGTTAGATAATCTTGCTTGTTTGATACAAAGGCAAATTCCTTCCGGGCGACCTTTAGCATATCGATGGACCGGAAAGGTGATGGCGGTTTAATGTCGTTATCTATAAAACGTGCATTCAATTTTCTTAAATCAAACCGGTCCCCATTGTGAGCAATTACAATGTCGGCTTCATCGAGTAGTTTCCAGATAGATTTTAAAATTCGCTTGTCATCTCTATTTATTGATTCATCCGGTGTAACTATATCAGAAACAACACTTTCATCGTATAGCCACTTTGCGGCCCACGATAAAACAAACCAAGATTTTTCCTCGCCATTCTCGTCCTTGATGATATTGGTATGCGGAATAAATTGCTTATAATCTATCTGCCACACATAAACTTCCATTGGTGCAGTTTCAATATCGAATAAAAGAATCTTTGGTAATTCCTGTTTCGGCGAATCTATCGGAGTTTGAAAGTGTTTTCCGCAACTATGGCAATACCATCTTTGTACGTTGCCTTCAAATGAAGGCGAATATCTTATACCTTTTTTTCTATTATGTGTCGAGGTGCATTTCGGACATATTGCTCTCATTGTTTTCCTTTGGTATGTGGTCAAAGTTCAAATGAAAATTAAATTCTTCTATCTCTGCATATTTTTCAGTTAATAAATCTAAATTTAAGAAGTGTGCTGCCCCCATAAAATAATAAATCCATCTTTTTTGTTTTCTGATATGAATAAAATGTGCCAACGCTTTTTTCCCGGTTGTCTTTTCATATACTACCATTGCCGATTGTGCGGATAATGGTATGATCTCATTAATCCAAAATGTTTCCCCGTTGAAATTGTTATCCCTGTTTACATTAGAAAACTTTTCAGCCGTTATTTCCGCTTCACGTTTTAGACTTATTGCTACTTGTTTATCCATAATTATCGGGGGGCGGTTTTCCGCCCCCCTGTTTTTTTGTTTAGTATAGTCTTACTTTTGGATTTCTGCGATAGTTAAAAATCGATTCAATCAGTATTTTGTAATGTTCTACCGTTGTTTGATCTGTCAACTTCCCGGATTGATAACCAAGTTTCTGAATAAATTCAGCATGGTCATATATCGGTTCATCAAACATATCAAGCATAGCATAAATAAACGTTCTTCGTTTATATCCATCATAGTACGGTTCAACCATTTCGATCTGTTCCGCCCATCGTTTTGCTTCTGACATTGTTTTAACCTTGAAACCGCCATTACGAAACAATTCTGATGTTTCTGCGTTGTTCCGTTTTCTTCCGGTTAACATCGCTTGACATTCCTTATGTCCGAATCCATAGCGTTGTTTAAAATCACGATAGATTTTATACTCTTTATTTCCGAGCCGGATATACCCATTCATAAAATCATCGGCGTTCCAGTTTTTTTGATTGGTGTTCAATCTGTGAACATCTTCCAATTCTAAACCGTCAACAACGATGTAATAAACGGGCAGTTCGTTTTCAAGCATAACCCTAAAACGGTGTTGACCGTCAATTATACGGTGATTTTCATTTACAACGATTGGATTTTGTATTTGTTTTTCAACCATTGAAGCACTTAATCGCCTTATGTTTAACGGGTTTACCATTCTATTTCCTTCAAGAAATGAGAATTTTCCGTAATCATGGGTCATCTTGACTTGATTTACTGTTTGCATTTTCTTTTCCTTGTTTTGTTTTTGATTATTAGCATCATGCTAATTCTTTTATAATAATTCATGGATTCCTTCGGCATTACAAACTAAAGCCAATCTCTCTCTTTGCTGTTTCTATCATAAGCGTTTCTCCATTTAATTCTGACAAATCGCACTCACCCGGCAGCTTTGGGATTTCGCCACCAGTCCATAAATCAGGAATTATAAAAAGGTCTTTCATTTTTCTCACTTGTTTATCAGAAATCCAACCATATTCCAGAAAATGAAAATGGATTGATTCAAAAAAAGAAGTATAACGGGATACGTCGTTTTCCCGATCATAATTATTCCAAAATGTCCACAAAACAGTTAGTCCATCGCAAGTCACAATATCAAAGACAGTAAGAGCATACACACCTTCTTTTTCTCGATATAGCCGAACCCTCTCATTGGCTTCAAAATCATAATTTTTAAGTTCATTGCGTATTAACATTTTTAATTTCCTCTAATAATTCTTGTAGTTCATAGTTCTTGAATTTTCGCACGGTCTTATACCGCCTGTGAAGTTCGTGATATTTTTCTTCTCCGAATTTCTGTCGATACCATTCGGAAAACGGGTACGGATCGAACTCGTGTTTAAAATTGCATGAAAGACATTGGCAATGATTATTCCCGTCAGCCGATACGTCCCACCTGGTTGAATATGCGATCCGTGAGAATAGATGTCCATTCGTGAGATTTTTTGGAGAGCCGCAAACGACACAATATTCATCTCGGTTTCTGATGTATTCTGATACGGCTTTATCAAGGTTTCTGACTAATGTTTTTCGGCTTGGTTTCTTCGGCATAATTCTTTAAGTCGCTTTCCGATGATATAGGGGATGTGCGGGACAACTGCGTTGCCGATACCTTTAAGTCGGTCCACCCGCTTGGGTATCCCATGAGCCACTCTACCCACGTTGGGTTCAACTGCCCAGTAGGTTGAGAAGGTTCTTTTACTACTGGCGTTGGAAACAATTTTGGATGTCGCACTTGGTCTTGAAGTCTTAACTGTCTTTGTGTTCCTGTCGATTTCCTGTGCCAATTTCCCTTTGCCATTTCTTCTAATACTTCTTTGCTGCAAGTTCCCCCTCCCATCGCATCCGGAGTACGCCACAATCCAAATCCGTTTCCTTCTGTGCCACGCACCAACATCGTCTGCGCCCACAATTTGCCATTCCGCATCATACCCGATTTCGGCAAGGTCGCTAATAACTCGCCCCCCCCCCGAATAGTGAGCATTGGAACGTTCTCAATGAATGCGAATCTGGGTCGTA